AATTCCCACAAGGTTTTGCTAGCCGGTTAGAGTCTGTGTTGTATGCAGCAATGACCCTGATTAAAAATCAACAATCAGGTGACGCACAAGTTAGAGAAGAAGAGCTTGACGAAAAAGCTGTAAGCAAAAAGCAACAAAAGTTCATGGGCATGGTCCATGCAACGCAAAAGGGCGAAAAAGCCCCGAGCAAAGAAGTTGCTAAAGTTGCCAAGAGCATGGGCAAGAAAGACGCAGAAGACTTTGCTGCTACCAAGCACAAAGGCTTGCCTGAGAAGGCTCCCAAGAAGAAAGAAAAAACTGAAGAAGCCGGCGGCTCGGGTACACCTACCGCAAGCAGTGGTTTCAGCTATGGCAAAGGCATCTATGACAGCATGAACCGCGATCTTGAAGAAATGATTGCTGAAAGCATGAGTCGCCTTGACGCTACGCTCAACGAAAGCATGAGTATTAACATGAGCAACAGCACCGAAGGCGGTAAAAGTTTGACCATTACTGCCAGTGACGATGATGCAGTCAAGTTAGCAGAACTGTTGAAAAATGCAGGTCTTGGCGGCAACGACAGCGAAGGCTATGGTGGCGGTGGCTATAAGTCAGCCTGCGGTTGCGGTCAACCAGGCTGCGGTTGCAGCGACGAAAAAGTAGACGAAGTTGATATGAATCAACCTGACTATCCTACCAACACTGAAGAAGGCAATGCATTAGAATACAGTGGCGGCTTGAATGGCCCCAAGTCAACAGGACAAAGCACAGTTCCTGTGTTGGCCAGTCAAGATGATCGTCAACACAGCTATGCTGAAGCCGAAGAAGATGCTATCAAACGCATGATGGAAATGGCCGGAATCAAAGAAGCCAAAAAAGTCGACGAAGATGATGTAGAAGAAGGCAACAAGTTTACTGGTAACTTAGCCAAGGCCCGTGCTGCTGGTAAAAAAGAAGCTGACCTCGACGGTGATGGTGACATGGAAAAAGTTCAAGAAAGCATTTTTGGTTTAACTAACCAATGGCGAGCATACAAAGGATAATATCATGAGTAAAATTCTTAAAGAATCAGTATTGACCACTGTGCCAGTGTTGAATCCACATGCTCCAGCACCACAAACAGGACGTCAAACACCTGTGGAAATACCAGGCGTGCTGTACCAAACTCGTGAGTTGTACCAACCTGTGGTGTCACAACCCAACAAGGATGCCAAATAATGCCAGCCAATGTATACACCAGTTTGGCCAATGCTGTGGTCTACACTGACAAGCTGCAAATTTCCACAGCAGCCAATGCTGTAACTTATCAGTCGTTTGCAGTGTCGCTGGGTAGTGCTGCGGCAGCAGGCAACATTTATAGTGCACCAATCGCCATACCTGCAAACACTGTGTTTGAAGTGTATGCTGGCGCAGGCAATCGAGTCACTGTGACTGGAACACCTTTTACTGCACTAGAACTGGGCACAGCAAGCTCTGCTACAGCAGGTGTGATCGGCGCAGGCAGCTAATGCGAGCACAAGAGTTTATCACTGAGCGAGACGGCAAGATTGGAAAACGTCGTCAAGCTGCCACTGTAGGGTTGACCCTGTTCAGTGACGGCGAACGTGCCAACAGTGACTACACTCTGAATCGTGTGATGATGGCAGTGGCCATGGCTGACGGATCAGGCGATATACTGGATATGGATGAAAAAAGTTGGATAGGAAAAAAACGTGGTGCCTATCCATACACCAGAGTTGAACACGACATGCTGAAACAGGCATTCAAAGCAGCTGGTGCTGAATATACCGACCTAAATTCAGGCGACCTTGACAGTGAAGAACTAGCTAGTACCAACACTCAAAGCCCCGTGCAAGGCTTCAAAGGCTACTGATGCGAGCACGTGAATTCGTCACTGAGCAGGCTGACTTGCCCCCAGAAACCAAAGAACCCATGAAGAACACATTTGTGCTTCCCGGGCTGAGTGCGTCAGACCCGTATAAAAACTATCGTTTTGGTGTTGCAATGGCTCGTGCCAGAAGCGATCAAGCAGCAGACGATGTGAATGAATTTCGCCCAGAGTGGTCAGCAGAAACTGCCTTTGGCGAACATGCTGTGATTGTGGGTTTCAACAACAATGTTGATCCTGTGATTGATGCCGCATTAAAAATGACCAAGACGCCTGGCGGCAAAAAGCCAGTGAGCACAGCAGCCAGTGAAGAACCCAACTTCGTGGCAACTAAAAGTCCTTTAAACAGCTTTAAAGGATACAAATAATGGCAATCCCAGACCCAACTCAAGTAGCACCGTGGTATCTACGGAATATCAATCAAGCCCTGGAGCTTGACGAAGCGACTGGCAATGTTTTTATCAGAACAAATGCAGCCATTATTGGCAACGTGTCGGTAGGCAACGTTGCTATTGGATCAATAGGAAATATTGATCTTACAGGCAACACCATGCCAGTCACTGTAGAATCTGGCAATGTCACAGTGTACCAAGGCACTAGTCCTTGGGTAGTCACAGGCAATGTCAACGCCGCAGTTACTGGCAACGTGGTTTCTACTCTCAGTGGCAATCTTGCTGGAATCACAGCCAATGTCACAGTGGTAGATGGTGGCGGATCAATCACAGTGGATGGTAATGTCAACGCCAATATCACTGGTGGAAATGTCAACGCCATAATCACTGGAACCAATCTTGATGCGTTTGGTCGCATGCGTGTAAGCGAACCCTACACCTTGTTTGATAGCCAGAACATGTACATCAATGGTGGGCAGTTCAGCAATGTCACGGCCACTGGCGGCACTTACACTTATGTAGCCAATGAAAGCTCACACAACATGGCAGTGACTGCTGCCAATGGTTCAAGTGTGATCACACAAGCAAGATTTACACAGGCCTATCAGCCGGGCAAGAGCCTGTTGTTCATGGGTTCGTTTTGTTTTGCTGATCGTGCTGTGGGTTGTCGCCAGCGTGTGGGCTATTTCACAGACAAGAATGGTGTGTATTTTGAAGCAGATGGCGAAGATCTTTACTTGGTCATCCGCAGCAGCACCACTGGTGTTGTGGTAGAAGAACGCATAGCACAAACAGCCTGGAACGGCGACACATTGAAAACAGGTGCCGCCCCCAACCCATCTGGCATCAACCTCAACCCTGAACTCACACAAATATTCTGGTGTGACATTGAGTGGTTGGGTGTGGGCAACGTGCGAGCAGGATTTGTCATCAATGGCGAATTTATTGTGTGTCATCGATTCCAGCATGCTAACCAAGCTGGTAATACCACAGTGTACATGACTTCGGCCACGCTGAATCCCAGATACGAAATAACCAACACTGCCAACACCGCTGGTTCAAGAACCATGAAGCAGATCTGCTCAACTGTGATCAGTGAAGGTGGGTTTAGTCCCAGCACCAAGGTCCAGTATGTGACCAACAATACCAGTATAACTAGAATATCTTCAGCCAACACACTTGTGGCTTTGGCCAGCATCAGGCTCAATCCTGCCTATCCTGATGCTGTGGTGCTGCCCAGTCAAATTGGCCTCTTGTTGTTGGATGTGAGATATGGCGAGTTCCAATTGGTACAAGGTGCCAACATTGGTAATGTGACCTGGAGCAATGTGCCAAACTCTGTGGTTCAAACAGTGAAAACCAGCAACGTAATCACAGATGGCACAGTGGTGTATCAAGGACTCAGCAGTTCCAGGGATGAAGTCAATATTGGTGAAGATGTAGCCAAACGTTTGCAGTTGGCACGCGATGTCAACGGCAATCCTGAAAGCCTTACACTGTGCGTGGCCTATACTCAAACCAACGGTGATGTACTATACAAATTTGGTTGGCAAGAACTCACAAACTAACAAGAAAACAAAATGAAAAAACTCTTAACACTCTTACTCTTAGTGCCTTGTCTAGTACTAGCACAACCCAAACAAAAACCTGGTGTTGTTTATGACGCTGTGATCACACGAGTGATTGATGGAGACACAGTAGGTATTCAAGCCACTTGGCTGCCAGCACCACTCAAATCTGAACTCAGCATTCGTGTGTTTGGTGTAGACACTCCTGAAAAAGGACATAGAGCAATGTGCCCAAGTGAAGCACAACGTGGCGAAGCAGCCTCAGCATTTACCAAACAAGCCGTTGCCAACTCACAAAAGCGTCAAATTGTGCTCATGGACTGGGACAAGTATGGCGGCCGTGTGCTGGGCGATGTGCTACTGAATGGCCAAAGCCTGCGTGGCATGCTGATTGCCAACGGATTCGCCCGTGAGTATTACGGCGAAGCCAAAACATCTTGGTGCCAATGACCTGCCCGTAAATACGGGATGACCAATTTCTTTTGCGCAGCCCCTTGGCGTGGGCTGCATATCAATCCACGTGGCGATGTCAAAACCTGTTGTGCAGGTGACCCCAACATGCTGGGCAACCTCAATGATCACACTATTACAGAGATCTTGGACTCGGATCTCCTGAAACAAATACGCAGTGAAATGTCGCAAGGGCGAGCACACAAGTACTGTAGTAACTGTGTACAGGCCGAACGTTTTGGTGCAGACTCTGAACGCAAGTGGCACAACGATACCAATCCCAACTTTGACTATGCCACAGCTGGTGAACACTATCACTATCCTGTAATTGTAGACGTGCGCTGGAATACCACCTGTAACCTAAGCTGTAACTATTGTTCAGAGTGGGCAAGCTCCAAATGGTCTGCACTCAAAGGCATTCCATTCAAGTCTGGTAGTCGTCCCTACTATGAACAGGTGTGTGACTTCTTGGAAGAGCATAAAGCACACATTCGAGACGTTGCACTTGTTGGTGGCGAGCCATTGTTGCTTCCTGAGAACGAACGCTTGTTGGATGTTATCCCTGAAGATTGCACAGTCACACTGATTACCAACATGAACGTGGATCTTGAGAAAAATAAAATTTTCCGCAAGCTAGCACAGCGCAAGAAAGTTGGCTGGTCAATGAGCTTTGACAACACAGGTGATCGTTTTGAATATGTGCGTTATGGCGGTAAGTGGGACCAAGTGTTACATAACCTTGCTATTGTCAAAGACTTGTTCAAACAAGGGCACTGGGGCGGCATTCATGCAGTGTACAACATCTACAATGCTACAAGGATCACAGAGTTTAGACAGTTTGCAGCAGATCAGGGTGTGAGTGTGTTATGGCAGAACTTGTTTCAACCAGACTATCTTGATCCGTTCTTGCATGGGCCAGAAGTCGCCAAGCCGGCTGCTGAAGAAATTGAACGCTTTTATGCTTCAGGACTTGCTACACCTGCTGACCGTGGCTTCCTTGACCAGGCATTGCGTAACTATCAAGCAGTGACAGAATCAAAGCCTGCCGTGGCTCGCAAGTTGGCCAAGCATATCCAAGAGATTGAAACTCAATACCACCCTGATCAAGCTGGGCAGTTTGAGAAACTGTGGCCTGAGTTTGCGAGTTTGATAAAATGACAGCGCCACTACATCAATGGAGCAAACATGCAGGTACAACAATCAAGTGGTTGAGTCCTGACTCCGAAGAAGCCTACAACAAACACTTGGCCAACACAGAACATGCGCGACTGTTGAATCTATTTGGCTGGGTTGACGTTGACATTGAGTATACGTTTAACAGTGAAGGGTTTAGAGTTGACGAGTTTGATTCTAGATCAAATTGGATGGCCATTGGTTGCAGTTTTACACAAGGAACCGGAGTTAACGTACAAGACAGATGGACTACTGCTGTTTCACAAGAAATTAAATTGCATTGTTGGAACCTTGGAATTGCTGGTGCCGCCGGGGACACTTGTTTTAGAGTTGCAAAACATTACGTGCCAAAGCTATTACCTAAGTTTGTAGTGTACCTTGAGCCTAGATACAATAGAACAGAAATAATTTCGTCGCAATCTCATGCTCCCTTAGTGTTAAATTGGGCATACGATTACAAAAATTGGTCCGGTACTTACATTAAAGAATTGTTGCTAAATGAAGAAAATTTAAACTTGGCCGCAGAAAAAAATCGTGAAGCAATTCGCAGCATTTGTTTACAACACAATATTCCTTTGATTGTATATGCACCTGATGCTTATTGTACACTGATTAGGGACGAAAAGCAGATAGATTTAGGTCGTGACTTATTGCATCCAGGTAGGTTAAATAATCGAGCATTTGCGCAGGTAGTTGCAAAGGATGTAGAAAAATTATGTTAAAACCTGGATTAGATACAGTACTGGTAAAAGCACCGCATCGTAGAGAAACATATACTCAACAAGAAATTGAAGAATTCATGAAGTGTGCTGACCCTGTGACTGGGCCCATGTACTTCATGGATCACTTTTTTTACATTCAGCACCCCACACGTGGCAAGATGCTGTACCAGTCGTTTGAATACCAAAAGCGACTGATTGAAAACTATCACAACAGCAGGTTCTCAATTTCCCTGATGCCGCGACAAACCGGTAAGTCAACATCAGCAGCCGGCTACCTGTTGTGGTATGCTATGTTTGTACCCGACGCTACTATTCTTGTGGCAGCACACAAGTACCTAGGCGCACAGGAAATTATGCAACGTATAAGATATGCTTATGAGTTGTGCCCCAATCATATCCGTGCAGGTGCTACCAGCTACAACAAAGGTAGTCTGGAGTTTGACAACGGATCACGTATTGTAAGTCAGACTACTACTGAAAACACTGGTCGAGGTATGTCGATTACCTTGCTGTATCTAGACGAATTTGCGTTCGTGCGACCCACCATTGCCAAAGAGTTCTGGACTTCTATCACACCCACACTCAGCACAGGTGGTAAAGCTATTATTACTAGCACCCCCAACTCAGACGAAGATCAGTTTGCCCTGATCTGGAAAGGCGCCAACAAAATTGAAGACGAGTACGGTAACCCTAGACCCAACGGCTTGGGCATCAATGGATTCCGTGCATTCCGTGCATTCTGGCGAGAACATCCAGATCGTGATGACACCTGGGCCGAAGAACAACGGGCACAACTAGGAGAAGAACGATTCCGTCGAGAAATGGACTGCGAATTCGTTATCAACGATGAGACCTTGATTTCGCCCTTGAAACTGCTGGATCTTGAAGGCGTAGAACCCACAAGCAAAACTGGACAGGTGCGCTGGTATCGTCCCATACAAGCAGACAAGATATACATTGTGGCCCTGGACCCTAGCCTGGGCACCGGCGGCGATCCTGCTGCCATACAGGTGTTTGAAGCAGATACCACGGAACAAGTGGCTGAATGGCGACACAACAAAACAGATGTGCCCACACAGATCAAGATCATGGTAGACATTGTGAAAGAACTGCATGCAGTGGTACGAGACGACAAAAAAATCTACTACAGTGTGGAAAACAACACCCTGGGCGAAGCAGCCTTGATCTCCATCAACGAATACGGCGAAGAAAACATTCCTGGTTATTTTCTCAGTGACAACAGTGTGCAAGGCCAAAACGGCCGTAGAATCCGCAAGGGATTCACCACCACAAACAAAAGCAAGATTGTGGCCTGCAACAAGTTTAAAATTCTCGTGGAGTCAGGGCGCATGAAACTGTACAGCAAACCCTTGATCAGCGAACTCAAAAACTTTGTGGCTCTAGGCAACAGCTATGCAGCCAAACCTGGCGAAACAGACGATTTGGTAATGGGTACACTGCTGGCCACTCGTATGCTGATGCTGTTGCAGACCTATCATCAAGAGCTGGATTCACACCTTAAAGATCATGGGGACAACATCATTGAACCTATGCCATTCATTGCTATGATGCGCTAAATACACTGCTATGACCACAGAACTTAATCTTGAACAAAAACTAGCAGACTTGTTAGACACCCGCGATTTTCACCCTGAAATGCTGGGCAAAGATGGCCGGCCTGCAGACGCAGAAAACGCCAAAACATTCAGCTTTGACTATGTTTCTGGCTCAGGCAAAAACTATGGCACCATGGTAGTTGTCCTAGGCAGCGACAACGAAATGTATATCATGTACGGCGATAACCTAGGTAAAACCATCGAAGACACAGATGATCGTTCAGAATTTTTTGACTTTCAGCAACAACTCATGGATCTTGCCAATCGTAATCGCTGGAGCGGTACGTTGATGGACATTGGCAAACTCAAACGTGTACAAGCAGGCATTGCTGCCATCAAAGAAGGCTTGTTTGAAGGTTACTACGGTACACGTAAAATAAGTTACACTGGCGAGCCCACTGAGGCTCGTCTCATGATCAAACACAATCGGACCCTAGGCGAAAATGACGCACGATTCCGATATGTTGAAAGCGTTTTTATTGAAACAGCCGACGGCGAACGTTTCAAGCTACCATTTACAAATATGTCAGGTTCTCGGGCCATGCTTGAACATGTTCGTCAAGGTGGCAAGCCCTATGATGTTCGCGGCAATCATATCTGTGAAATAGTCACAGAAATGAAAGTGCTGAGCCGTTTTAATCGTGCTGCTGGCCATCGTGTGATGGAAGGCGTGACTCAACAAATTGTTGAACAAGCACAACACTACTATGCCAAGCTGCAAGAAAGTATAAAACATCTTGGCAACAGCCGCGGTTATAAAACCTATTTTGAAAGCTGGCACCCGCTGGATGTTCAAGAACAAGAAAGCTTGGTAGAAGATATCAAGACCATGTTCATTGAACAAACTCTAGACACACGTATCGAAGCTGCACTACCGTTATTGGCTCGAATACAGCAACAAGGAAATACTATGAAAGAAGCAGACATTTTTGAATCTTGGATGAACCAACTGGTCGAAGGCACGTGGAGCTTGCCCGAAACTCCTGAACAAGTTGCCAAATTAAAAGAGCTCATGGGCAAAGAACTCATTGTGGGCCCAGATGCTACCAATGCCACTGAACAGTTGTATGATCTAATAGGTGATGATGAGTTGTTTGATCGTCTTGGTGATCTAGCTCAACGTGACCCTAGAGCTAATGCATGGAACGATACAGAAGTCATGAACAGACTGCGTGAGTTGGGTATTGAAACTGAAGGCATTTCGCCTGCTGGCGCCGAAGATACCATGGCTGCTGCACCCGATGCTGCTGCACCCGATGCTGCTGCACCTGCCCCTGCACCTGCTCCGCAACAAAGTGTAGCAGAAGACTTTGCTCGTATTCTAAAACTTGCTGGCGTTGTAACTGAAGCTCAAATACTTGACGAAGCAGGAGAAACACTTGGTCACATTTTAGATCGTTTCAAATTTGAAGTAAATCAGTTCCGCAAAGGTGGCGAGTTAGACAGTGACTTGTATGAAGCACTGTTTGACTACTACAGCGATCGCGGAGAAATTCCCTATGGCGTAGCCAAAGCTCGTGACGGCGATCCCTATGAGTGGGTGTCACAGCGTTTAGATCAAGATCTAGGCGGCATGGGCTTTCGTGCACTAGGAGAAGCTGATCCTGTGGCTACATTTGAAACTGACGCTGCCGCTGTGTTAGGCGAGGGCTCATGTAACATGACCACAGAAGGTGAATACTGTCCTGAACACGGTCTTGCCGAATGTGGTAGCATGTATGAAATGGGCACAGTTGCAGGCGGTATGGCTCCAGTTATAGGTGAAGGCGATGATGACGGTAGAGACAAACACTACTATCTACGCAACGACATCTGGAGAATCATGGACGGTGACGAACTAGTTCACGAATATAAACCTGAACGTTATGAAGTTGTTGGTGCTAAAAAGTTACTGGCTCGGTTTGACGATGAAGGTTATGATGTTACTCACGTTATCAGTCCAATGGGAACTGTTACATACTTGTACGGCAAGCCCGAAGATGAAGTTGACGAAGGTGTTATTGGCAATGCAGTCAACAAAGTCAAAAGTATGTTTGCAAAACCTGCGGCAGCACCTGCGGCAGCACCTGCGGCAGCACCTGCGGCAGCACCTGCGGCAGCACCTGCTACAGCGGCAGCACCTGCTCCGGTAGTTCCTAATGCAGCCACCCAAGCAAGAATTGCGGCTGCCCCGCAAGGATATGATCCAAACACTGGCAAACCACTGACTGTTGCAAAGTCGGGTCTAAAGGCGGGTCCGGGCACGGTAAAAAAGGGCGGCACTCTGGACATGACTAAGAAAATTACACCAGTAGCAAAGCCCGCGGCAGCTAACCCAGCACCTGCTCCACAAGCCGCAGCACCTGCGGCACCTGGAGGTGTTCAAGGTATCAAGAGCAACGTTGATGTGAACACACTACAAAAGTTCAATGGCATAGTGGATGTACCACCTAAAATAAAACCGCAAATCAAAGACGCCAAAGGCAGAACTTGGACAAAGTTGCCCGGTGGCTGGACGCAAGATGGTTCTGACAGAACAATTGACCGTCAAGACTCTACATATCGATCATTTGACGATGCATGGCGTGTAGCCAACGGAGCACAACCGGGCAATGTAGGTCTAGAAGAAGGCAATGATGACCCTATCAACTACAACGGTGCGATTACAGGTGCATACTACGAAAGCAAGTCTGATGATGCATTGCTGGCTAGAATAAAAAGTCTAGCCATGATCAAGTGATTTAAATATAGGCATGCTAAATTTTAGTAATGCCCAACAAATCCTTCCCACAGTCTGGCGCCTGCCAGACTTTTTCTTGGACTTTGATTCTGTGTGCCGCAGTTATCGAAGCCCTGAACAAAAATGGACCACACAGTATCCCAACAGATTGTTAACACCTTGGGGGTCTAATAATACATTAGAGTCTGCACTAGCACAAGCACCTGCTCAGATCAAACAACTAACAGGCTACGCTGTACAACAGCAAGTGATTTACTCTAGCATTGATTTATCAGGCAGTCAAATCATGATGCATAGATTGCATCCAGACATCAAATGTTTTATACAGGTGTTCATGGGCACAGAACCTGCTCCTGAAATGAGCAGTGTGTTTTGCAACAACCTGACTGTGAACGCAGAGCACCCTGCTGACTACGCAGACATTTCTGAATTCCAGCCTGAAGATTTGGTCAAAATAAAATACCGCCCCAACGAAGCTTGGTTAATGATCAATCAACCTAGAACGTTCTTTGGAACGGCATACGAAGTTGCACCTAACTCGGTGCGTGAAACAGTGAACTTACACTTTGGCGCGGAACTGCCAGCAAGCACTTAACCGTGTGCCTGTGATAGTGTCTACGTGGTGTTCTTTGCAGTCAGTGTTTAAATTGATATAGCCTGTGTTGGGCACAAAATCAATCCTTGTGCGTGGATCACTATGCGTGAATTCAGTGCCATGCACATCGCCATGTGTCCACAGGTACACTTGATAAGTTACAACCAGCAATTCAGCATCTGAGTGATAAGGACAATGCCAGTTACTCAAATCCAGCCACATTTTACACTCTGCAGGCATTAGCTTGATCCCAGTGATTTTTTCTAGCTCAGGCATAATTTTGGGAGCCATGTCCTGCAGTCGTTTTAGCGTAGGAGACTCAGGTGTGAGTTGTAGTCGATACTCCAGGCAGTCAGCGTGTCGGTGCCAGGCATCCACATGATTCAAATGTGTGGTAGCCAACTGTTGAAATGTGTCTTCAGCAAAGCAGTCTTTTACACTCCATAGGTTGCTGGCAACAGAGGTGACTTCAGAGGCAGTATCGTAGATATGGTGAATAGTCATAATGGTATTTACTAATAAATCTCTGAGTTTTTTATATTTTTGTTTGCTCTAGAGCAAAAGGAGCGTGAATAAATTGTTGAATGTTCTTGAGTTGTTGTTTAGGCAAAGCCAACATCATTTGATGGTTGTGCTCTAGTACTTCTTTGAAATGATCGTACACCCGACGAGGTCCATCTGTGTGCTGTAGTTTTACTATTTGTTGCCAGGCTAGGGCATAGCGTTTGGAATTATCAGGCTCGTCGTCGTACCTTTCGTCAATGATGTCTCCGTGAAACGTGCGGAATCCTAGATTGCGTAGCCTACGTAAAAGACCACGGCCCCCGAACATAATAAAGACACGTTTTGCAAACAAACACTTGGCTGTTTTTTCAGACAAAAAAGTTACATTACCAAAATCCGCAGTCTCGCAAACAACACTGTACCAGCTGGATTGATACACTCCCCAAGGCACAATGCAACTCATTGATACATTGTCCCCAGGCACACCAAAATCTGGACGGTGCACAAGATTCACACTGTATTGTCCTCTTGCATCGAGATCTTTGGTTTGTTCTTTGAATTTGGCAATCACAGGTTCTTCTAGGTCCGCCAGTGCAGGACTTTGAAAACGTTGAATAAGTCCGTGTGTTTTGAAGCCTTGCGGGTCAACAGTTCGCAATCTGCTGACATCGTCGCCGTGTGGGCTGGGCTGCAAATTGATCAAGCATTGATCCATGAAGTCAGATTCTAGCAATCGATACATCAAATACAAACGACTGGTCTTCACTGTACCCATCAAGATATCAAACATGTATTTCCTAAATGGCACAGTGACTTCGGTTATATCTTTGTATTGGTTAGCTGTGGCAACCATGCTGAAGAAACTCAATTGATCTGTATAAAAACGATCAGGTGGCGGATCAGTATAGGGCATGTGGCTGGCAAACACACATTTGATTTTGTCATGGTGTACCGCATAGTTGATGTCTCCGTAGATACGAGGCCACCAATTTTGCAGTGGTTCTGTACTGTAGGTAATAACAATGTCAGCCCAGTTCAATGCTGTGTTTACAATCTCATTTGGGTAGTCCTCAATGGGACCAGAGTCAGATACCTGTCCAGATGCAAGATGTCGTCTAACATGTTCGTAAAACAAGATAGCAACTTTTTTTCGTTTGTCGTTGCCAAAGTCAATCTCTCCTGGACCAGGTGGCCGTACGCCGCGATATATTTCTGCGTTTGGGAAGAACTCCACACCCTGCGACAATGCATAGGCATACTCCCACCAGGTATGCGGGTCCCACACAAACCATTCGGTTAAATTTTTAAATTCAGGATTGCTGGTCCACACACAGTCATGCGTGTCGTAGACATAAAAAGGATTGTTGTCCATCACAGTACTTATTGAACAAAAAACTTTGCCTTTTGTATTGTGATACTAAATACATTCGCGTACAATACAACTTGTATGCACAGGCAACTAAACATCTAAATTATTAGATAGGCATATAACATAGGCAACTTTAGAAAGGTAAAATACTATGGCATCATTAGCAGAAATCCGCGCACGTTTACAGGCAGCAGAAAACAAAGGCAAAGAAGGTAGCACCGGAGGCGGTGACCGATCAATCTACCCACACTGGAATATGGAAGAAGGCCAAAGCGCCACACTGCGCTTCCTCCCAGATGGCAATCCTAAGAACACTTTCTTCTGGCAAGAACGAGCAATGATTCGTCTACCCTTCAACGGCGTCAAAGGCGAAATGGACTCCAAGCAAGTTATGGTTCAAGTACCTTGCGTGGAAATGTGGGGCGAGACCTGCCCTATCTTGACAGAGGTGCGTACCTGGTTCAAGGACAAGAGCCTTGAAGACATGGGTCGCAAATACTGGAAGAAGCGTAGCTACATCTTCCAAGGTTTTGTTCGCGAGAATCCACTCAGCGATGATACAACTCCTGAAAACCCAATCCGTAAGTTCATTATTGGTCCTCAGATCTTTACCACCATCAAAGGTGCGTTGATGGATCCTGAACTGGAAGAACTGCCCACAGATTATCTGCGTGGCTTGGACTTCCGCATCAGCAAAGGCAGCAAGGGCGGTTTCGCTGACTACAACGGAAGCAAGTGGGCACGTAAAGAGTCAGCACTCACTGAAGACGAGCAAGCCGCTGTCGAAAAACATGGCTTGTTTGATTTGAGTACGTTCCTGCCCAAGAAGCCAGGCGATGTTGAACTCAAAGTGATCAAAGAGATGTTTGAAGCATCAGTAGATGGTCAGCCTTACGACACAGAGCGTTGGGGTCAGTACTTCCGCCCAGCCGGAGTTGGCGCTCCTCAAGGCGGCAGCACAGACGAAGCCGCAGCACCAGCAGCACCTGCACCTGTGGCACGTACAGCAACTCCTGCTCCGGCAGCAGAAGCAGCACCATGGGAAGAAGACGCCGCTGAAGCAGCCGCTGCACCGATTGCAGCACCCAAGGCAACACAAAATGCACAAGACATTTTGGCCATGATCCGTAGCCGTCAAACCAAGTAATGCTTGCTTTTTGCTACCACAACGGTGCATTAGGGCATACAGTAACAGCTCTAATGGACTGTTGTACAAAAGAAGGAAACTCTGCGTTTCCTTCTTTTGTTAAGGGCAACAACTTACATCATCACTATCCTCTTTCTAGATTCTATCAAGTAAAACATCCAGATATTGATATGGTCAAAGAAAGAGCAGCAGGCAATACAATCATTAGTTCAAGTTCGTTTAGTACGTTTGGTAGGCTATTGATTATATTGATGGGATTAAAAAAGTGGAAAAAGGCTATTCCTGAGTTCAACAAACCTGTGATTCTACGTCAAGATGGAGTTACTATTCAAGAACAGATTGAAGTATTATCTAACACATTGTTGGACAAAGTACATCAGTCTGAAGGTTGGTTTGCAGATGCTGACCACGTGCTTGACATAACAAGTTTTTGGAATAGCCCGGCCGCTGTGTCGTTGTTTTTGAAAGAGTGTGGACTGCACCCTGTGGATGAAAAGGTTGAAGATTTTTGTCACATTGTTGCAGAGTCTAACCAAGAATACTTTAACACTATTGAAAAGTGTGTTAAAATATCAACTGATGTTACCGACGGAAAGGAATACGCAGTTGATCTTGATTTTTTTGAAACAGCGATGTGTCATATGTTGGTAATGCAAAAAACCAATAAAAGATTTTATGAGCAACCGCGCAGATTAAAATTCTTTCCTACTAATACAGTAGATTATATAAAATTGTTTAAGGATTGATCATGGGTAAACCATTTGACATTTCAAAATTCCGCAAGGAAATCACTAAGAGCATTGACGGCCTTAGTATCGGCTTTAATGATCCTACAGATTGGATCTCAACAGGCAACTATGCACTGAATTATCTAATCAGTGGAGACTTCAACAAAGGCGTTCCACTAGGCAAGGTTACTGTGTTTGCTGGAGAATCCGGCGCAGGTAAAAGTTACATCTGCTCAGGCAACATTATCAAACACGCACAAGAACAAGGCATCTATGTTGTGCTGATTGACTCAGAAAACGCTCTTGACGAAGCCTGGCTACACGCACTTGGTGTAAGCACAGACGAAAGCAAATTGCTGAAGCTGAGTATGGCCATGATCGATGATGTGGCCAAGACCATTGCTACATTCATGAGTGATTACAAGGCTCTGCCCGACGGTGAGCGCCCTAAAGTCATGTTTGTAATCGACAGCCTGGGTATGTTGTTGACTCCCACAGACGTTAATCAGTTTGAAGCAGGCGAAATGAAAGGTGACTTAGGTCGCAAGCCCAAAGCACTCACAGCCTTGGTTCGCAATTGTGTCAATATGTTCGGTAGCTACAACGTTGGCTTGGTATGTACTAATCATACATACGCTTCACAAGACATGTTTGACCCAGACGACAAAATCTCAGGCGGTCAAGGTTTCATTTACGCTAGCTCAATTGTTGTGGCCATGCGCAAACTCAAACTCAAAGAAGATGAGGATGGCAACAAAGTCACAGACGTCATGGGCATTCGAAGTGCATGCAAGGTTATGAAAACTCGCTATGCCAAACCATTTGAAGGTGTGCAAGTTAAAATTCCTTATGAACAAGGCATGAGCCCTTACAGTGGTCTTGTTGACTTGGCTGAAAAGAAAGGCATGCTGAAAAAAGACGGTAACCGATTGATGTTTGTTACATCAGACGGTGAAATTATCAAACAGTTCCGTAAAGCTTGGGAAGCCAACGAAGACGGTTGTCTTGACAAGATCATGGCAGATTTTGCCAATCAAGCAGACAAGGTAAGTACCAGCGAAGCTGACAACGAGGAGGTCTAATGCATTCACATATCGCTAGCGAAATTTGGGGTGAGCTAAAACGCTACGTTAACACCGTTGATAGAACAGAAGCCGCGGAAACGTTGGTATCGATTCTCATTGACAACGACGAAGATCCCGAAGACATTCGAGATGTCTTCAAACACGATTCGGATGTTAAACGTGCTCTCACTAGTTACCTTGACAACGACAAGGACTACGAACAAGAAGAAGAGTACGACGAAGACAGTGAATACAATGACGAAGAATGGGAATAACAGCGTTTTTCCTATTCACAATGCATCTGCATGTGTGCTTAAATGGGGTTGGAATACTCTAAGACTCTACAATGGCAAGTCGTCAAGTTGTCATAGAGTTTCTCCTGTCGAAGTGACCCCAGAAACTTTTGATTCATTTCACAATACTCCTGAAGTTCTTGATGATCGACGCCTTATGCTGCAAGGCAAATGGCCGTCGGGACGCGGTTGTGAATACTGCCAAGACATAGAGCAAGCAGGCGGCGTTAGCGACCGCCTGCACCACAATCAAATTTCAGGATTGACCCCTGTTGATTTTGCTACTGATAACCTAGATGTTACACCTCGCATCAGCGAAATTTATCTAAACAATACCTGCGATCTAGCATGTGTATATTGTTTGCCAGTGTTTAGTTCCAAGTTAAACCAAGAACTTAAAAAGTTTGGACCATACCCGTTGGGCATAGAATCTGTGAATAAATCTCCAGATCGTGATCAGCTTTTTTCACTATATCTTGATTGGTTAAAAAACAATGGATCAAAGTTGTCAAGGCTCAGTATACTCGGTGGCGAGCCTTTGTTGCAAAATGAATTCTGGCAAATCTTAGAGATCTTATACAGCCTTGACAATAAAAATCTTGAGCTTGCAATAAACACAAATCTCAACTGCAATGCAGAAACCCTGCAACGGTTTATTGATGCTGGTCGAGATCTCACAGTTAAAAGAAAAATCAAACAAGTTCATGTGTCTGCTAGTTTAGACTGCTGGGGCGATCAAGCAGAGTTTGTTCGCTATGGGTTGAATTTACAAAATTGGCAGCGCAATTTTGAATCGTTAATGCAGCATCGGTGGATGGCATTGTCAGTACATCAAGTAATAACCTCATTAACAATGAAAACTGCTATTGATCTGCAACAAAGAATTGCAGAGTATAAAAAAATCAATCCTAAAATTCTGCAGGATTATCACTTGGTTGACAGCGGACTTGAGAAAATATATCATCCTCAAATTTTTGGTGGTGAGTTTTTTCAACATCAGTTTGATCAACTGATAACTGAATTTCCTATTGCTACAGACTGGGACATTGAGTCTCGAAAACGTCTGGAAGGTATTGCAGCTCTTGCGGCTGCTGGTACTGTCGAAATTGATCGATTGCACATGCTAAAACAAACATTAGACACAATTGATCAACGGCGCGGCACTGATTGGAAAAAGCTTTGGCCAGAAATAAATCAATATTTCAATGAGAAAAACATATAATGTGGTACAGTAAAGTTGTTGCTGATCTTGGGGCGATTCCTGATTTTATTGCTCACTATGAACGTGAGCTAGAAGATGCCAAACGCGATTGTAGAATTGGTGGGTTAGTTGAACGTGCTCTTAAAGAACTACCGGGACATACGGAGCACAGATTTAACCAACTACAAGAAATTGAGGCTGTGCTAAATTATCTCAACATACAACTGCGCAAAATTCGTCGTAAACATTTTCAAAAGTACCTTGAAAGCTATGCTAGAGCATTAACTAGTCGAGATGCTGAAAAGTATGCTGATGGCGAAGACGAAGTGGTTGATTTTGAAACCATTATCAACGAAGTGGCGTTATTGCGTAACCGCTGGTTGGGTATCATGAAAGGCCTAGAAACCAAGCAATGGCAGCTGGGTCATATCACTAGATTACGCACAGCTGGCATGGAAGATATTACCGTGTAACAGCACTGCCAGTAAATAGCAATATGAAAATTGTTATAGTTACTGGGGGATTTGATCCCCTGCACTCTGGACACATTGCCTATTTCAAAGCTGCCCGAACACTGGGTGATAGACTGATAGTAGGACTTAACTCTGATGAATGGCTTACCCGTAAAAAAGGTAGGCCTTTCATGCCTTTGCAAGAGCGCATGGCCATTGTTGGCAATCTTGCAGTGGTTGACGAAGTTGTGGTTTACAACGACGACGATGGGTCCAGTTGTGATGCTATCCGTATGGTAAAAGCACGACATCCCAATGCTGAAATCATTTTTGCCAACGGCGGAGATCGCACACAGGAAAACATTCCTGAAATGTCAGTGCCCGACGTTGAGTTTGTGTTTGGTGTTGGGGGACATGACAAGAAGAACAGCTCCAGCTGGATTCTTGAGGACTGGAAGAAACCGCGCACTGAACGCACTTGGGGTTACTATCGAGTGTTACACGAAGTGGGTGCCAACACCAAACTCAAAGAACTCACAGTAAATCCCAAGACATGCTTGAGCATGCAACGGCACGAAAAACGTGCAGAGTTTTGGTTTGTTGCTGAAGGTGAAGCCACAGTATACACAGTGGATCCACACAGCACTGATTATGACTTGATGGCTAGTCCAGCGCGACACCAACACACCTGGATCAAACTTGGTGAGTGGCATCAGTTGTGCAATGAAACCAATCAACCACTCAAGTTAATTGAAATTCAGTACGGCGAAGATTGTGTGGAAGAGGACATTGAGCGTAAATGAAAGCTATTCCTGTATTTGTAGGATATGATCCTAGAGAAGCCATAGCATATCATACCTGTGTGAATTCAATCATTCGCAACAGTTCTAGACCTGTTGCTATTGTGCCTGTGGCACTTAATCTGTTTCGGGACTATTCAGAAACGCACACAGACGGCTCAAATCATTTTATCTACACACGTTTCTTGGTGCCTCACTTGATGGAGTACACAGGATGGGCTATCTTTATAGACGGCGACATGATTGTACGTGGGGACATTGCTGAATTATGGGACTTGCAAAATCCCTATAATGATGTCATGGTGGTCAAGCATGACTACAAAACTCGAATGACTGAGAAGTATCTAGGGTCCAAGAACGAAGATTATCCACGCAAGAACTGGTCAAGTGTCATACTCTGGAACTGCAACAGTTTTCCCAATCGCAAACTCACTCCCGAGTTTGTGCAAAAAGCAACCGGTGCTGAACTACACAGGTTTACTTGGCTGGATGATGAGCGTGTGGGCGAACTCCCACCTGAATGGAACTGGTTGCCTGATGAATACGGGCCAAATGCCGACGCCAAGTTACTGCACTACACACTTGGCACGCCATGCTTTCAGGAGTTTGCTGATACTCCACAAGGCAACGAGTGGCACAGAGAACGAATACTTACTGAATATTGCCAGCAAAGATTATGAGTGAAGAAAACGATGATCTAGTGCCCTTGACCCGCCATGAACTAGACATGGTAACACCCGAGATAGCCGCTATCTTCCGTGACATATTAAAATACAGAGTGGACCCTTCTGGTGAGTACTACGGACAAAGTGTAGAAGACATTGCCGCTAGAATAGCTGCACTCAATACCGGGGCTTGTGCCGCAGTTGCTAGCGATGGCAAAGATTTTAAATTTTCAGAAAAAGGTCACATGTACGATCCTATCTTACAAAGTTTTATTCAAGGGTCTGGTGGCCGCATCAGTACCTGGAGTCGAGAAGAACAAGCAATGACTCCTGTGATACTGCGCGGTATTACCAAGCGCAAAGAGATAGCTGCATGCCGTACCAGTGGTCGGGACTTCTACTACATGGACACAGGCTATTTTGGCAACGGAAAAAAGAAAACCTTTCACCGTATTACCAAAAACGATGTACAGTATTTTGGCCCTATTATTGATAGGCCCAGGGACAGACTAGAAGCCACTGGCGTACAACCCATCAAGTTTCGTCGAGGCACCAACATTCTGCTAGCCCCGCCTAGTCAAAAGTTGCTGAATCTCTACAACATCAATCTTGAGCAGTGGTTAATAGACACACAAGCAGAAATTAAAAAACATACTGATCGTCCTATTGTTGTGCGTGAAAAGCAAAGCCGTAGTGTGCGACAGAGCACCGATACTATGGCCATGGCGTTAGAGCAGGACGTACATTGTTTGGTTACATTTTCAAGTATTGCGGCCACTGAAGCACTGTTGCTGGGCAAACCTGCTATTACACTGGGACCCAATGCAGCCGCTCCGTTGTGCAGTAAACAATTGTCAGAAATAGAAAAGCCATACATTCCAACTTTGGACGAAGTAAATCTTTGGGCTGCACACCTGGCCTATTGTCAGTTTACAGAACCCGAAATGCGTGATGGCACAGCATGGCGGATTCTCAATGGCCAATGATGTTGTAGTGTATGTTAGTTCTGTAGCTAACCCTCGCAAGCATGCCAGGAAGATACAGTGTTTGGAGAGCTTTGCTGAAGGTGTAAAACAGTCAGGCGATCCTGTGCGGGTGGAATGGGACTGTCAATATCGCCCTGCTAAACTGGCAGTGATCCTGGGGTGGGCAACAACCAACACTGGTGGACCCAACATTACCTTGCGCAAACAAATCATTGCTGAACAGGCTCGTCGTGGCAGCCACACCATGTGCATAGATGCCAGCTGTTTCAAGTACCTGGACAACACTGGCACCTATTTGCGATACAGTCTCGGCGGACCGTTCTACGACAAAGCAGAATATGCCAATCGCAACAGCACGCCGGACAAATGGAACGAAATACGTGCCAGCCTGAATGTGGATCTCTTGCCCTATACCGGTAGCAAACGTGGGCATGTGCTGGTGTGCATGCAACGAGATGGCGGATTCGCAATGAAAACACTGGATCCTTTGGTTTGGCTGGAACAAAAAATTGGGCAAATACGCCAATACAGCAAAAGGCCAATATTGATCAGACCACATCCGGGTTCTTATGAAGCTAGAGACTTTGTGAAGTATCAATCACGACACCATGTGAATCTTGGCATTACAGTAGTTGACCCAAGAACCAGCACACTGTTGGACAATCTAGCAAATGCTCATGCCGCAGTGTTTTTCAACAGCAGCGCCAGCGTGGCAGCAGCATGTTCTGGAGTTCCTGTGTTTGCTGATGATTCCAGCTGTGTGAGTTGGGCAGTGGCCAACAAAGATATCACTCGAATCGAACAACCACAACAGTTTGATCGCAGCCAATGGATCAATGACCTAGCGGCTGCACACTGGAGTGATCAAGATGCGAGAGAAGGGCGCATCTATCAAAAGTTCTTGCCTTACTTGCGCTGAACAATTACATCATAGTTGTGGCCTTTCACGTGCGGCCACGTTGCAGTTTTGTCTACTACTTTGATCTTTTCCCACACAATATCCACATTCATTGTAGACAATATTTTGTCACGCCACCATTCAGGAAGTTCTACAATCAAATGTGCATTACGCCCATCCGGCAAGTTTTTCTTGGCAGGATAGCAGGCAATTCTAAAACAGCCACAGCGTTGAATTTTGCTGTCAATGATGCGTAGTGTTTCGTCCAAGTACGCAGGTTCAATGTGCTCTATTGCATCTGTGCTAATCACAGCGTCATAACTGCGTTTGGGCAACTGACGGAACTGATGATTGCCCGGATCATAGCCTTCACAGAATATGCTAGGATGTTGTTCTTGTATGGCACGAATCAAGCCACCTTGTCCGCAGCCAAAATCCAGCAAGCTGGTGGGTTGATATTGTGTTAAAAAGTCTTTGACAATAGGATAGCTTTTGTAGCCATTGTCGAACTTGCCACCTTTGTGCAGTTGATCCAGCTGTTGCTGGTATGCTTGATCTATTATTGCCATCCCATGATCCAATCATCTTTTACTTGATCCAGTCGAACCATGCCCCAGTCTTGCAACAAGCCTATGGCAGCGTGTTGTCCGTAGTCCTTGGTATACATTTCGTGCGGCTTTTGTTCCACAACAACAATGGGTCTGCAACGACGAATTGTGTCCTGCGCACCATACAACACACGATACTCGTAACCTTCGCAGTCAATTTTGATGTAGTCCACTTTTTCTAACTTCAAGTTATCCAGGCGTATCACAGTGGTTTCGCCGCCTTGTGCATTGGGATCAATGTGAGTGTGTCCTGTGTTGCCTTCAGTTAGCACCATTGTGACTTGTTGGTCGCGATCGCCTAGTGCTTCTGTGCGCACAGTCAGGTTCTCTGCTACAACGTTTTTGCTCAAGCAGTCCCGAAACATAGCCACAGGTTCAAAGGCTATGACTTGATCAAAGTGTTTGACCAGGCTGCGGCTCCACAAGCCTACGTTGGCGCCAATGTCCAGGGCCACGCGATTGTTTTTAACATAGCGCAAGCTACGGTCGCGTACCTGATATTGATATTCAGCAGGACCACCTTTGCTGATGCTTTTGTTGATCATTTTTGGGAAATGGTCTTCCATGTCTGGAAACCACCAACCTTGAAATTCATACATTTAATATCTCCTTTGCAAGCCCGGATTGGAGCTCGCTAATATGAAACTGTCCATAAGCCAAATGATGTGCCCAGGCCTCAACTGTTGATCTATCTGCTAGTCGTGGGTTATCTATTGTGCTTAAATCTGTGCTGGCCACAGGCAGGGCAGCATTACTGGGTGCCAACACAAATGCAGGAACACCTTGTATTATGGCTTCTGTGGCTGCTATGCTGTTGAATGTGACTACAGCGTGTACATCTGCTAGTGCATGTTCAAATGCATTGGCCACTCTGGCCTGTCGATTTTTTGTGCGCTGACGTATTTCCACAGGACGGTCTGTGTGGCGCTTGATGGCGGCCACTGTGTTTGCTAGCCACTCTTCTAGTTCTATTCCATAAAACTTGCAGGGCTTTTCGTCTGGCGCTGCAATCAATATTTTACGCCCTGACTGCCAGGGCTTGAGTTCAATCCCATGCTGTTCCCAGCGATCAGCAGGTCGAGCAACAATATCTCCGTGTTGCAAATTGTTGGGCACAATTCTATGCCACAGTTTCCAACCGTTGGGATTTTGTCTGCTGACTCTGTTGCCAAAGTATCCAGAATCCATGTACAGAAATTCTCTGCGATCTGTCCAACAGCGTTTGATTATTTTGTGCTTCATTATGCCACGAATCAGCAAAGGATCTGTGCTATCTTCGTAGCGCCAGGTTTCCAGTGCAGTAGGCTTGGCACCACAGCCGCGGGCAAACATTTCTACATATTCGTCGTTGCTGTTTTTATTGAGAAATATCATGACCAATATTGTTCTTGACGTTGCACTTTTAAATCAGTGGCCAGGCTGCGCCCTGTGTTTTTTCTAGCACCTTTTAAATGGTCCAAGTAAGCACCCCACTCTGAATTGATCAAGGGATGGCCTTCGCCTGTGATCAAATGGCTGCTCCAATCTAATTCAGCACAAGCCACTATTTTTCTTATTTCGTCAAATACATAACTGTCGTGCCATTCTGCATAGTAGAATATTCTGTCATGATCGTAGGCTTCTTGAAAACGTTGCACAAAACGCTGCCCATTCTGACTGGCAAGATTGATAGCATACAGCCCGCACTCGCTGAATTTGCCACGTCGCCCCAAAAAGCAAAGTTCACGATCATCTGGACACAGTTGTGCAATGCGCTGTTCAGTGATGTTGCTGTGACATACCATGTCCGCATCCATCCAAATCAACCAGTCGTGTGTGGTTCGAGCAGCGGCAAATATAGCATAGACCTTGTGTGCAAAACGCACAGCGTCCCATTTAAATCCTTTGCCTGAATCTTTTCTTTTGGCACGCACAGGATCTGCTGACACATCGCCATTGGCCTTGGGCACACCACGCCAACGAGTCTTGAATGCCACTAATTCAGCACTGGCAGCTTCTAGATCAAACACTCGCAAATTGGGCGCAGACTCTGTGACTGTGCAGCCTTCGGCGTAGACCTGTAATTCTACTGTGGTTGGCCAGGTTTGCAAAAAGGTCTGGATCATTCTGCGTCCATACTTCTCGTAGCCGGCTGCATTAAATGTGGTAACTACTGTGTATTTCATTGTTGATACTTATGATCAAAAACATAGCCTATTTTCCTTTGCAGTGTGCTCTTAATTCTGGACCAGTCATGAGTGCTGTGTTAGACAGTCTACAGGCACGTGGAATTCAAACACAAGAAAATAGCATGCACAGTGACGCAGTCATTATTTGGTCGGCGTTGTTCCACGGACGCATGAGCAAAAATCGTGAAGTATACGAACACTACCGCAGGGAAAACAAACCTGTAATCATTGTGGAAATTGGCGCACTGTATCGTGGCAACACTTGGAAAATTGCAGTGAACAATATCACTGCACAGGGTTATTATGGGCACACAGAAAATCTAGACTGGGGCAGACCGCAACGATTAAAGATCAGTCTGGCACAAAAAATAAAACCCCGGCCGCATGTGATCTTGGCCATGCAGCATGCTCGCAGCCTGCAGGTTGAACACATTACCAACATGACTGAATGGGTGCGCAATACCCTAACCAAATTGCGCACCCACACAGATCGTCCTATCTTAATAAGACCGCACCCACGTTGTCGTACACCTTTGTTCCCATTACCACCAGGTGTGAACATAGAACATCCGCAAAAGATTGCAAATACCTATGACAGCTTTGACATGCATTTTGATTGTCATGCTGTGGTCAATTACAATTCAGGACCTGGCGTACAAGCCGCTATTGCTGGAGTTCGTCCCGTGGTCGACAGTACCAGTTTGGCTTATCCAGTGGGCGTGAGCCTGGACAATATTGAACAGCCCTACACAGTGGATCGTGATCAGTGGCTGACTGAAATATGTCACACTGAATACACTGTGGAAGAAATAGAAAGAGGCCTATGGTTAAAAAGATTAGAGAGCGCACTGACGACATAATTGACTGTGCTTGTGTGATACACGGCACAGGATATGATTGGCAGTATGTTGAAAAACTGCACAACATGTTGGAGCGTGTGCGTCCTGGCGGTATTAGATTACATGTGTATACTGAACATCATAGATCAGTTCCGCCGCACATGGTCAAGCACTGCCTGGAAGAATGGCCCGGAGTATCAGGGCCCAAGAAATCGTGGTGGTACAAGCTACAGTTGTTCAACCGAGATTTGTTCAATGGCAATTTACTGTACTTTGATCTTGACACTGTGATTGTGCGTGAAATTGATTGGATCACAAAATTAGATCTCAATTATCTCTGGGCTATTAGAGATTTTCGTTATTTGCAAACGCCAACCAAACAAGGACTTAACAGCAGTGTGATGTGGTTTAATGTGCCCAATGTAAGCTGGTTATGGGACGAATTCAACACCAAAGACTTGGCTACCACTATGCGCCGCTACCCAGGTGATCAAGATTACATACAACATCAACTGGGAGTTAACCGCTACAGACTCATGCCAGACTGGCAGTTTCAAAGTTGGCGCTGGCAGTGTGTGGACGGCGGGTATGATTTTCCTCGGCGTCGTCACAAGATACCGGGCGCAGGCATCAACATTGACCCGCGTACTTCAGTATTAGTTTTTCACGGGCACCCAAAACCGCACGAAATTAACGAAAAAGTAGTACAAGATCTGTGGCAATAAAAGGTTGACCCAAAATACCCAATTTGCTATAATAACAACATAGCAACAAAGGAGCCACCATGAGCTACATCGTTTTCAAGCACAACAAGGAATACGGTCCACGCAAGGGCTTAGAAGGTCCTTTCCACTACCCCAACGGTCAGGTTCTGTACTACGATCCCAAAGCAGGCGAGTACTACGATCCTACCACTGACTTCTATGTGTCAAACGAAGATGTTGCAGAATTGCAACAAGACTTTGTACGTCTGTTAGCCCGTCGCAACGGCTAAATGTTGCAAAAATACCACAAAAACTGCTGAAAATTTCAGCAGTTTTAGCTGGTTGACCGAATATTCCCATTTTGCTATAATATAAGCATAGTAAGAAACAAAGGAGCCACAAATGAACTTCGAACAAGCCATGCAAGTTGTCCAGCAATACCAAAAAGATTGGGCCTTGCCCGGACTGCTGGAAACCCTGCAACAGATGCAAGACAGCGGTGAGGACGATCTCACATTTGACCAGCTTCGTGCAAGCCGTGTAGTTTTCCGCGAAATGGGCAAGTTGTTTGCTTCTGCGTAAAACGGTTGACCAATAATTGCCAATTTGTTATAATACTTGTATAGTAACTAAAAGGAGCCACAATGCAGAACTGGACCGACAAAATCATCCACTGGAATCAACTGCCCGGTACAGAAGTCAAACGTCTGTTAGCCACTTGGGGCATGACTCCAGAGCAGATTGCCAAGTATGACAAGAAGCATGGGTCTGTCAATGCCGCACCTAAGCTGGTAGCACCAGTGCCTGCGGCAGTGCCTGCCAAAGCAGAAAAGCCTGCAAAGGCACCTGCCAAGACAGCGACAGCCAAACCTGCCGCTCGTCAAAAGCACACAGGTGCCGATGGTGAGATCAAGTTTGTAACACACCGAAATCTCTATGTGGGATTCATGGGCGGCAAGGTAGTGGTAACTAAACGCACCGTAGATGCCTGCCGAGCCGTGTTGCTCGAACAGTTTGGAATTGAGGCTGTCAAGGTTGACGCTTAATTCAACATCTGCTATAATTTAATTTTAACGCACAACAAGGAGCCAACCATGAGTGCCATTCGTATCATTAAGGGTAAGTATCGTAACAAGCCCGTCCGCAATATTGCTTTTACTTTGGTGTCAGGCTATGCCTCAGGCGCCAAAGGCAATTATGTTACTGTCAAGAATGATGGTAACTTCCCCAACTGCCCAGATACCGTGCGTATCAAAGTAGATTCCATCCAAGATTTTGAATATGTAACAGGAGATGCCATGCAAGACAATACAGTACATTTTGAGAAGCCCACAGTAGTCGAGACAGACGACGAGGCCATGGATCGTATCCGTGAGCGTTTTGACATCCTGCACGAGATGACAAAGGCCACAGTGAGTGGTGACATCCGTGCTATGATTGTGAGCGGCCCTCCTGGCGTGGGCAAGAGCTTTGGCGTTGAGCAAGAAATTGACAAGGCCACAATGTTTGACAAGCTGGCAGGCAAGCGCCTCCGTGCTGAGGTAGTCAAAGGCTCAGCAACCCCCATTGGTCTGTACCAGACTCTGTACAAGTACAGTGACGCCAATTGTGTGGTTGTGTTTGACGACTGTGACAGCATCTTGTTGGATGACGTTGCTCTTAACTTGCTCAAGGGTGCCTTGGACTCAGGTAAGAAGCGTACTATTAGCTGGTTGTCAGAGAGCAGTGCCCTGCGCCGTGAGGGTATCCCAGACCGCTTTGAGTTCAAAGGTAGCGTTATCTTCATCACTAACTTGAAGTTCGACAAGATGAAGTCGCAAAAATTGCGTGACCACTTGGACGCCTTGCAAAGTCGTTGCCACTATCTGGACTTGACCTTGGACACCATGCGTGACAAGCTCTTGCGTATCAAACAGATTGCCAAAGACGGTGTGTTGTTTGCCGACTACGACTTTAACGAGTATGCACAAGACGACATTATTGACTTTATGCATGCCAACAAAGATCGGTTGCGTGAGGTATCCTTGCGCATGGCGCTCAAGATTGCAGACCTGCGCAAGAGCTTCCCTAACAACTGGAAGCGCATGTCAGAGACAACTTGCATGAAGGCAGCTTAATGGGCTCCGACAAGGCTTTCTTTGGCACTATACTTGCCATGATGGCCTTGTTGTTTGGACACCCTGTTGTGGCTTTGTTTATATTTTTGATTGCGGTGATAGCATGAGTGGTTGGACTATTTTAAATATTTTTCTTGCCTGGCTCATGCTTAAATGGGCCAAACGAGATTTTGAAGCAGGTCACAACGGGTTGGGCTGGATGAACATTGTGTTCAGCGCCTGGAATGCCGCGGCAGCCGCAAATGCTATTTTTTAAGGAACACTATGTACAAAATTTATGATGGTGAGTTGTTTTTGTTTGCTGTGGATACCAAAGATGAAGCAGACGAACAACAGCAACAAGGTTTTCAAGTGGTAGTGGTGAGGTAGTTCATTTCCTTTTTTCCTGGGCACTATACGGTTGGCTCCGGCCCAGGCTTTACAGCAGGTACCCCTAAAAAGGTACCTGCTTTTTTGACTTCAATTGTATTGTGCTATATACTTGTATATGCCTCAACACTTGCTTATTGAGTTAGGCCATGACTCCCCTTTAACACTACGATTCCAACTGCTAGCCAATCCCATAACTGAGCTATGGCTAGAACGTATGAGTCAGCGCGATGCGTGGCCTCTAGATCATCCAGATAGATTTTATGGATTCGGCACTCCTGCAGAGGAAACTGCCCGTGCTATTGACATGATTAAACAATGCATTGAAACCATAAACTCCTATGAGTACATCATACGGCATCCATTTACATTTGATCAAAATTGTTTGAACTATCTGCACAATATCTTTGAGCAGTATCACGGACTGTTAGATCAACAAAACACAAGATTCTGGCATCGTGCGCCAGTGCCAGTTCGTGAGGCCTTGGCTTCTTTAAACATAGCAGTGCATAGATGTGAAAGTGTACTGGGTACTAACCCACATAGGTTTGTGTGTACCTGGTACGGCATGCCCAAGACACAACAATTGGATCCTGTGCTACAACGACAACATGGCACAATGAAAATACGATTTGGCACTGTGTATTTGAACTATGCTGAGATAGGCAAGACTGTAGAAGACCTTGCGCACGACAATGACCAATACATTGGCGACGATGCGTTCCGTCCATTTGATCACTACAGTGCCGATTTCAATGTGGCATTTTACAATCAAGACCTAGAGTCTAAAACACCCAGCATGGCAAAATACATACAGGAACACCAAGAATTTTTCCTTGCTCGTGGCATAGAAAACGTGTATAATACAAGAGCACTACCATTGCGTTTCCCTCTTGCCCAGCTGGTCGAGACGGTGTCACGCAGTACCTTACTAGCCGAAATTGCCCAGCGCCAGCATGTAACAAAAGTAACATTAGAATGAAACAATGCACAATACAAATACGTGACGAAGTCAACATCAAGATTGAAGGTCTGGATCTAGACTGTCGTAAGAAATTAGTAAACACCTTCAAATATGATGTGCCTTATGCAAGGTATCTTCCAGCAGTACGCCTAGGACGATGGGACGGCAAAGTCAGTTACTTCCAACTAGGTGGATCTACATACACAAACTTACTGCCCGAAATCATTCCTATTTTAGAACAGTACGACTACGATATCGAGCTAGATGACCAACGTACATATTCTAATACATTTGATTTTAATGTAGTGGAAGAGCTTACCTGGGCTCACAAGACCTGGCCCAAAGGACATCCTGCTGAGGGGCAGCCTGTGATGTTGCGTGATTATCAAGTTGAAATCATCAATAACTTCCTACAAAATCCGCAGTGCATACAAGAAGTGGCCACAGGCGCCGGCAAAACAATTATGACTGCTACGCTGAGTGCCGCAGTGGAAGCACATGGTAGATCAATTGTTATTGTGCCCAACAAAGATCTTGTGCGCCAGACTGAACGGGATTATGTAAACTTGGGCCTGGATGTTGGTGTATATTTTGGTGATCGCAAAGAGTGGGGTCGTACACATACCATATGTACCTGGCAAAGTCTCAATGTGCTGTTGAAGAACACCAAAGCCGGTGTAGGCGATTGCACCATACAGGATTTTATTGAGGGTGTGGTATGTGTCATGGTAGATGAAGTACACATGGCCAAAGCAGATGCATTAAAAACCCTGCTGACCAGTGTAATGGCGCAAGTGCCAATTCGTTGGGGTTTAACAGGTACTGTGCCAAAAGAAAAGTTCGAAAGCCAAGCACTGTTGGTTAGCTTGGGTCCTGTGATAGGTAGACTGTCGGCCAACGAATTACAACAGCAAGGAGTGTTAGCGCAGTGTCACGTCAACATTGTGCAACTAATGGATCATGTGGAGTTTGCAGACTATCAAAAAGAACTAAAGTATTTGCTGGAAGAGTCAGGCCGACTGGATGCTATAGCGGCATTGGTCCGTCAAGTAAACGAAACAGGCAATACCTTGGTGCTGGTGGATCGTGTGGCTGCTGGACATGCCTTGGTTGAAAGACTAGGGGACCGGGCGGTGTTTGTGTCGGGCGCAACAAAATCCAAAGATAGACAAAGCGAATATGATGAAGTGGCTGAAGCAACAGATAAAATCATTGTGGCAACATATGGGGTGGCTGCTGTTGGTATTAACATCCCCCGTATTTTTAATTTGGTTATGGTTGAGTCTGGTAAGAGTTTTACTAGAGTCATTCAGTCGATTGGCCGTGGCATACGTAAGGCGGAAGATAAAGATCATGTGGAGATCTGGGATGTAACTAGCACTTGCAAGTTTGCTAAACGCCACTTGACCAAGCGCAAAGCCTACTACAAAGAAGCCAATTATCCTTTCACACAGGAACGACTGGATTGGATGAAACTGGCTTGATCAACTCGAACAGCAGTATAGGACTAGCCCAGCCCAGTTCACTACAACGATACACAGACATTTCTACTGCAAAGCCGATTTTTTTTAGTCGTCTCACTAGATCCCAGCCAAAATCTGAATACACTAGACTACCTTGGTCGTTGAGTGGATTGCCGTGATAACGATCAGGTAGTCCTTGTTTCACACGATCAACAGTAAGATGAGCAGGATCGCCGGCAAAGGGAATGGTCATAAACATACGGCCACCAGGAATAAGCACTCTATAACATTCAGCAAACCCTTGCCAGGGATTGGCCACATGTTCGAATACATCTTGACTCACAATAATATCCGTGCTAGCATCAGCAAATGACAAACTTTCGACATTCTCGTGGCGTATGTCAGGCGGACCGCCATTGGGCACATACTCGCTGCCAATTACAGTACACTCAGTGAGATTTTTTACCGCCCATTCATAGCTGCTGGTCACTTGTTCTTGTAAGTAAACAACATTTCCAGGCTGAGCAAAAAGTTTTACAGCAGTCATGACCACACGTTGTCTGGCTATTAGATTGCATTGCACACATCTAGCACTTTCCCGGTAGGTCATAAACAAGTCAGGATAATCAGAGTCAATTGCAAACTCTGTGTTTTTGTTGCATACTGTGCAGGTGCCATGCGATAAAAACGGTGACAATTCAAATGCTGGTGCAAGATCTTCTTGATAATAAATTGATGTTTTGGTAATCATACTATACTATATAGTTGACTTTATGTATAGGAACCTGTAAAATAATGATATGAGAATTCTTACACTTGACAATCAAACCTACGATCTAGATCATCTTCCTGAAGAAATAGACGACATGCGTTTCAGCATATTAGACAACTCTAATCCTGCTGAACCAGACTATTATTTTATTCCTCTAATATTTTTAGAAAGTTTTAATTCGCCAGCTCTGGTGTTACGCATTGGAGAACATACTATTCGTATGCCCATGGACTGGCAGGTCCTGATAGGAGAACCCGACATGGGTGATCTTGAAGTGTTACCATTAACTTCAATCAATGACCGTGGGTTCAAGGTATTCCAATTCAACCCACTTAGTAGTTTTAGACCTAGTTTTCCTGACATTGAAATCTTAGATGTCTATCACGAAGTGTCTTGGTATGCACCAAAGTTAAAAAATGGACAATTGTTAGCGGTGCCAATTACTGACGGCGACAATCCTGAATGCGTTTACTTTGTCAAAGACGTCAGTCGCAACTGCGAAATTGTAGACTACAACAAAGCATGGTGATCTTATGAACTTGAAATATACTGTGAACGACGTTGGTGGAGAAATAGTCAAAGACAACGAAACCTACTTGTTGAAAGACAACAAGACCTTGAACAATCTTGTGCTGAGTTCAACCAAACTGTATCGAGGACAGGCCACACGTGGCCATAGTCATGAGGGACAAGAAGAAGTTTACTTCTTTGTAAAAGGCACAGGTATGATGATAGTAAATGAACAAAAGTTCAGAGTCAATGCCGGCGACATTATCCTGATTCCCGATGGCGCATTTCATAGAGTAATCAACGACGGCGAACAGAACTTGATATTCAACTGTGTGTTTGATGGCAAACGGAATCACTAATGGGCAATCTAACTCCTGGTGCAACTTACATCTACGAGCGAGTGGACAATCGAATCTATGCTCGTAAGTTTGGCGAAACCAAGCGACGAATGGTAGGGTGGGCCGACAACAACGATTCAGGCCTAGCCATGCGAGGATATCGCAGCGAAATAAACCATGTTCTGACCATGTGCGAAACAGATCCGGCTATGCGTGAGTTGCTGGATCAGTTGTTTGTGTTGTATAATTTAAAGAAAACCCCATGAGTGACAAACTAAACATTGCCAACGAGATGCGACAATTTGATCGCAAGAATCGAGACTTCTACGACGAGCTTACAGATGAAGAACGCAAAAAGTTTGCTCCGTTCCTGATGATCCGTTGGGGAAGTTGCGTGGAAGGATCGCGTGACTTACAGGAGTTCTATGTGATTTCAACCAACGAAAGACTGAACAAACACTTTTTTAGTTTCAACTCCACACGCCATAAAAAATTGCAATGGCTCATGGCCACCACAGTGAGTCCTGACATGGGTGCGTTCAAACACAATTGGATCTCGCCTAAAAAGAAAGAAGGTAGTGGTGCTGTTCGTAAACAACTGGCTGAACTATTCCCGAATTACAAAAGTGACGAACTAGATCTATTGGCTACCATTACAACCAAAAAAGAATTAGATGAGTATTTGCGCAAGCATGGAACAGACACAAAATAAATTTGTCTGCGAGTTTTGTAACAAGACATTTGTACGCGAAAGCAGTGTACTGGTGCACATGTGTGAACGCAAGAGACGTAGATTAGAAAAGAGCGAGCGTGGAGTTCAATTAGGCCTCCATGCATTTTTACTATTTTATCGTACACTACAACCTTCGGCAGCCAAGACATTCGATGACTTTGCTGACAGTGCTTATTACAAGGCCTTTGTAAAATTTGGACGCTACTGTGTAGATACACGAGTAATCAACCCGCCGCGTTTTATGGACTGGTTATTAAAACAAAACAAAAAGATTGACCGCTGGTGCAGCGATCAGATCTACACAGAGTATCTTCAGTATTACTTGCCAACTGAAGCAGTGGACGATGCGCTAGCTAGATCAATAGAATACAGCATGGACTGGAACGAGAAAACAGGGCATCCAGCACATGACTGTTTGCGTTATGGCAATTCCAATGCTATATGTTATGCAATAACAAGCGGTCGTGTCAGTCCGTGGGCCATTTATAATTCTGAGTCTGGTCAGAAATTTCTAGGTGAGCTCAACACAGAACAACTGGCAATAGTATGGCCCTATATCAATTCTGATGTATGGCAAAAGAAATTCAAAGAGCACCCCAAAGATAAACTGTATGCTCAAGAAATACTAACTCAAGCAGGATGGTAATATGATTAGAAATATCACAGGCGGACAAGGAATACACATTGCAGGCAATGTGTACAATTCACCTTACGTAGACATGAGTCGACCCAGTGCCGGCATGGTACGGTACAACGGTAACAATATTGAAGTGTATGATGGCAGCTCATGGTTGCCCATGACATCTAGTTATCCGCAAATTGAGCTAGACAACGAGACTAGAGAAATTATACAATGGGCACAAACTAAAATGGTCGAGGAAGAGCGTATGCAAGCGTTAGCTCGAACACACCCCACGGTAGCAGATGCTTTGCTGGCACGTGATCGAGCCGAAGATGCACTAAAGATAGCCATGGCATTGTGTGATACAAAATGAGCGCAGATATTGACTTGGACTTTGCTGACCGAAATGCTGTGCTGAATTTGATTCAGCACACAGCCGCACGACAAAGCGATGGGCGACGGCACAATTCGGGAGTGTATGTCACTGACATTCCGCAAGATCCGGTGAACCAGTGTGCGGCCATTGATTATGAAACAGCAGAACAACGTGGCTACTTCAAGCTGGACTTCCTGAACATGAGTGTGTACAGCTTGATTCAGAGTCCTGAACACTATGAAGCTATGTTGGCAGCAACTCCTCCTTGGAGTCGACTGTGGACTGATGCGCACTGGGTCGGCCAGTTGGCGCACGTGGGCAATTACTATGATTTGTTAAAAGAAATGAAGCCAGACAGCATACCAAGACTGGCTGCTTTTATATCAATTATTCGTCCAGGTAAAGCACACCTACAACGGCAACCCTGGGCAGAAGTGTTTGCGTCAGTGTGGGATGGAGATACTAGTCGGGGATACACATTCAAAAAGGCACATGCGATCAGTTACGCAGCCTTGGTAGCACTGCATATGAATCTTCTCAACCAAGACGTTTGACCAGGGTAATACTCTTGCGTTTGACCTTTTTACGGGTAATATCGCTGAGACTGCAAACAGGTCCGTGAATAATTTCTAAATCTTTGTTACTGAATGTGCGTAGGGTATGTCGGAATCTGTCCCAATCTCCGCGTAAGAATATGTTTATGGGTATACTACGATTGCTTTCCCACCACCAAGTAGTAGCTAAATCTAGAAACATCATCTTGTCTTGCTGGCTAACAATAGCCCCAAAGTCGTAGATTGTTGTAACAGAGTCGTCTCTGTTTTGTACTACCCCTACGTATTCGTTGTTAGCATAGACGCACAGCGTTATGAAAGGGTATTTTTCAGCCAATTTTGCAAAGATATCACTGCCCATAAATATTATTTGAGGATCACCATGTATTCAACCACCGTTTACTTATACCAGCAGATAACCAGAGTTTTGTTAGTTGACACCAGTGGTGGTTACTTTACTGTGAGGTATGACCCAGTGTACGCAAAATATTTAACCATAAACAAGGGCGTGGACAACGTGCTTTTGTTTGAATTCATCAATCAAGATCAAAAGCCAGTAAACATCACTGGCAGCAATTTTGTATTCCGTCTAATCGGTCAAAACGGCAATGAACTGTTGCTGTCCAAGGACATGGAAGTACTCAGTGCCAGCACTGGACGTGTCAAAGTAGTGTTAAACACTACCGATACTATTAACCTGCTGGCACAACCGGCCAGTTACAGCATCCAACGATCAGCTGGAAACTATGTACAGGCTGTGTTTGTAGATGACAATTCAGGTGCCCGCGGCGATGCCAACATTGTGGACTCAGTGTTTCCGCAGTTTCAAGACAGTGTAAATTTGACCATACCCACTATCTATGGTCCTACTTCCTGGCCAGCAAATCCACCTTCGGGTTGGCCAGACTGGGCACTGACTCCGCAACCATTGAATTATTTGCAACAGACTGAGTTTTACAGCAGTCATATACCTACCTTGGGTGCTAGTTTGACCACGTTTAAAATGGAACTCACCCATTTCACAGGAACAATCAAAGCGCAAGCAGCCGAAGACTACGAGTCGCCCTGGTACAACGTTACAGATTCTACACAGTATTTTGACGAGACCAGTACAGTCTATCTTAATGTAGCAGGGTTCCACCCCTTGCTTCGTTTGTCGTTTAACCAAAGTCAGGGATGGGGTGCGCAGGCCAGTGCCACAGTGGTCAACGGAGTAGTCACAGGAATTACTCTCAACAACCCAGGCAGCAACTATGTTGCTCCGCCCAATGTTGTTATTGTAGGCAACGGTGCCGGCGCACGGGCTGTGGCTAGTTTGGCCAGCGATGGCACCTGTGGGCCAATAACTGTGATCGATGGCGGCTCTGGATATCTGCCTATTACTTTTGGTAACACGCTCATGGCCAATGTTATCATTAACAATGGTACAGTGACCAATTTGATGTACCGTTGATACAAACTCTGCTATAATAAGCAGATGCTTGATATTGTTCAATACCTACCTGCAAAACGCAAAGCCAGTCCCAGTGGGTGGGTCAGTTTCAACGCTCCATGTTGTCATCACAACGGCAACAGCCCAGACCGACGTCAACGAGGCGGAATCAAAACAAACGAACAAGGCTGGAGCTATCACTGTTTCAATTGCGGCTACACCGCCAGCTTTATCCTTGGCCGCTCTGTGAGCTTCAAGGCCCGTAGGCTCTTGAGTTGGCTGGGTGTGCCTGAACGAGATATTGAACTGGCTAACTTGGAAAGTTTACGCCATCGTAGTATCTACGGCATTGTAGAAGACCGACAACGTGTGTTCAGTGTATTACAAGGCATTGATTTTGAAGAACGTGAGCTGCCACCGGGCAGTGAATTGATCACACAGGAACATCCTAGGTACTGGGACTACATTCGTGATCGACGTGTACCTGAAGACTTTCCCATGATGACTCCTATCCGCACCGATGGAGTTCACTGGACCAGACCTTGTGTAATTGTGCCGTTCACACACGAAAACAAAATTGTAGGCTACACTTCAAGATTTATTGACAACAAGATTCCTAAATTTATTTCTGATGTGCAGCCAGGGTATGTGTTCGGCACTGACTTACAGCATCCAGACTGGCAACATGTGATTGTGACCGAAGGCATATTTGATGCACTCAGTATTGGCGGCCTAGCAGTCATGCACAATGAAATCAGTGATGCACAGGCTAGAATGATCCGTGGTCTAGGACGAGAAATCACTGTGGTGCCCGACCAAGACCAAGCAGGGTTGGACTTGATTGACCGCGCCGTAGAACTGGGCTGGGCAGTAAGCATACCCAACTGGGAAGATTGCAAAGATGTAAATGATGCAGTAAAGAAGTATGGACGACTTGGAACTTTGCTAACTATACTTCAAGCTAGAGAAACCAGCAGAATCAAAATAGAATTAAGGAAGAAACAACTTGTTAAAAGACTACGGAGTTGACGTACAGCGCCTGTTCCTGGAAATGATGTTGGAAGATGCACAGAGCTATGTGCGTGTGCAGAACATTTATAACCCAGACAACTTTGATAAAAGCATACGCCGAGCAGCGGAGTTTATCAAAGAACACAGTGCCAAATACAGCACGTTGCCTGATCGTGCACAGATCACAGCGGCCACAGGAATTAAATTACAATCAGTGCCTGACTTGAATGAAGGACACTATGATTGGTTTATGACTGAGTTTGAAGCGTTTACCAAGCGCCAAGAACTTGAACGTGCAATTCTTAAAAGTGCAGATCTGTTGGAAAAAGGTGAGTTTGAGCCTGTAGAAAAATTGATTAAAGATGCAGTACAAATTTCTTTAACCAAGGATCTTGGCACAGATTTTTGGGCCGATCCTGAGGGTATGTTTACCAAGTACTTTGATGCAGGCGGACAAGTATCAACAGGTTGGCCACAAGTGGATAGACTGCTGTATGGTGGGTTTAGTCGCGGCGAACTCAACATCTTTGCAGGTGGCTCAGGATCAGGCAAGAGTCTTGTGATGATGAACATTGCACTGAACTGGGTACAACAGGGCTTGCATGGTGTTTATGTTTCGCTAGAACTCAGTGAGGAACTCACTGGTCTGCGTACGGCAGCTATGTTGACAGATATGTCAACTAAAGATATTCGTCGAGACAAATCAACAGCAGCCCTTAAAGTCAAAATGGTAGGCAAGAAGGCAGGTAGCTATCAAGTCAAAGCATTGCCAGCACAAAGCAACATCAATGACATTCGTGCATTCTTAAAAGAATATCAAATCAAAACAGGACACCGAGTTGACTTCATGATGGTTGACTATTTGGACTTGTTGATGCCTGTCAGCGCCAAAGTCAGTCCCAACGATCTGTTTGTCAAAGACAAGTATGTGAGTGAAGAACTGCGTAACTTGGCCAAAGAACTGGGCATATTGCTTGTGACCGCATCGCAATTGAATCGATCAGCTGTGGAGGAGATTGAATTTGATCACAGTCATATTAGTGGTGGTATTAGTAAGATCAATACAGCGGACAATGTATTTGGTATTTTCACGAGCCGGGCTATGAAAGAGCGAGGCAAGTATCAGATTCAATGTATGAAAAGTCGTAGTTCAACAGGTGTAGGACAGAAAATCGATCTTGAATACGATATTAACACTATGCGTATTACCGATGCAGGCGGCGACGAACAAGACAATTTCCGTGGTGGAGTAAAGCCCAGTATCATGGATTCAATCAAGGCCAAAAGCACAGTAGCGCCATCGGAAGATTCGCCAACTAAGTGGGAGAAACCCACAGGCACACACGCATGGGAAAAACCAATGGTTCACTCAAGTGACGTTCCTAAAGTAACCGCTGATGTACAAACAGCCAAACTCAAACAGTTACTGGGACAGATAAAAACAGGTTAATTCTGCCCTGGCCAAACAGGTGCGTCGCTGGTGTATATAGTAAGCCCTAGAAGTCCACTGTAGCGCACCTGATCAGTACGATTCCATCCTTCGTGCCAGGTGTAATTACCATTTTGGTGCCACCAACCGTCGCCAAACTCAGTGGTCATACGCACAGGTTCATCTCGGTTTTCTGATTTGTAGAAATAACTGCTGAGATCTTCAGTGTCGTGATTGCTGAAGTAGACCATGCCAGTGGCAATCAGTTTGCGATAGTCTGTGTGTAGTGCGTTGACAAAGCCTGGCATGTCACGAGTAAACTCAATGTGCGTTTGACTTTGTCGAAACATGGTGTCACGGTCCATGCCCCAGGCCACGTCGGTGCCTGGATAATTGTCATACATCCAGTCAACTACTTGTTGTTTGAATTTGAGACTGTTAAAATATCTGCTGATTGCTACTAGCTTTTTGTTTTCTTCACGAGGGCGTAGAACTTTGTAACGCATTCCAGGCCATGGATTGTGCCCTACAGGAGCAACTTCTCCATGCGGCTTCCAATCTTCTGTTTCAAGTTCAGCAACGACTTCTTCGTAGGTCCAGGGCATTTTTAAATGCAGTTTGCTGACCAGATATCTAATGGGAGTAAAAATTGTAGTAAGTTCTGACATATCATACATATTTAAGGTTTAATCAAAGGACATCATGGAAAAAGACAAAGGTTTATATTGTGTTTGGGCAGATTCTGGGATTGCATTACACAATTCAGGACGGTGCCTGCTGTGTTGTCACAGTCAAACTTATCTACGAGACCCAGAAGGTCAGGAAATTTTTCTTGATACACATACTATGGAACAGGCTTGGAACAGTTCTACACGCTATGAGATAAAGCGAGATCTAGAACAAGGGATCCAACATCCAAATTGCAGTGCTTGCTGGAATGAAGAAGCAGCAGGAAGAAGCAGCCGCAGACAAGTGGCCAATGAACAATTTAAAGATCTAGTGATCACAGGTCACAAGCCACAACTGGTGGACCTTAAACCTGGTAACACCTGCAATTTAGCCTGCAGAACATGCTGGCCTGAGGTTTCTAGCAAATGGTATCGCGACTACTGGGAAATTGAAGCTCAAAAATGGGAACCAGACTATAAGAAATATCTAGCTTCCTGGGGCAGAATTCGCAGCAGCTACAGCGACGAAAACACACAGCTATGGACAGATCTAGCAACCTGGTTCACTGATGTAGAGTACTATGACATCTACGGTGCTGAGCCTATGTTGTTGGACAAAGTATTTCATATTTTGCAACAGAGTGTTGACAGCGGTCGATGCCGAGATCAAGGGTTGCATATCAATACCAATGGTACCATTTGGAATCCTGAGTACATTGATATCATCAAACAGTTTAAATCAGTAAACATTGATATTAGCATAGATGGTATTGGACCACACTTTGATTATATTCGATATGGTGAAACGTGGAGCACAGTTGAAAAGAACGTATTGCGTTATCGACAGTTGGTCAGAACCAGCCCCAACATTAAAATGCACATCTGTGTTACAGTGTGTGCTTTGAACATTTTATACGTGATGCAAATACAACAGTATTTCTGCGATCGAGAAATTCCTGTGTTTTTTAACATGGTGCATCATCCACACTATCTCAATGTTCGAGCACTGCCAGACACAGTCAAACAAACAATACGTAGTCAACTTGAATCACAACAGCCCAACTGGCAAATCACTAGCATCATGGATTTCATGGACATGCCTTTGGAAAATCAGCCACAGCAGTGGGACAAATTTCTTGAGTCAACAAAAAAGCTAGATCTGTTGCGACAACAAGATCTAGCTAGTACTTTCCCTGAATTTTGGGAATTGATTAACTTGCAGTAATTACTGCGGTCCAGGTAGTAGAGCCATTGGTGTTTACGTACATGCGATCGTTGGTGGTAGTACCGTCACTGCGTAGGTACAATGATCCTTTGGCTGCGGCCAATGTTGGTGCACCTGATCCAAAGAATACACCAAAGTTTGCAGTAGTTGAAAATACGTATCCTGCTCCAGCTGTGCCTCCTGCTGAAACAGCAGTACCGTTGAAAGAGCGCACCTGACCGTTGGTAACAATGTTACCGCCAGTGACGTTGCCAAGTGCAACCATTTGTGCACCAGTGGTCAAGTTTCCAGCAATCACGTTGCCAACCAACGATACATTGCCAGTACCTGCAATGTTACCGCCAGTGATGTTACCAGCAGCACTGATCAAACCGTTGCTGCGTAGATTGCCACCAGTGACGTTGCCAGTGACACTGACACCAACACCTTCTAAGTTAGCAGAGGCTGTTACGTTTCCAGTGATATCTATACCTTGCGTGGAAATTACGGCTATGTTTGCTGTGCCTCCAACGGTTGCCTGAATATTACCACTTGGGGTAGAAACGCCCAATTCTGTGGTACCTGCTGTGATTCTTGAAGTACTAGACAGGCCTGATAAAAATGCTCCGTTGCCAATGAAATAAGAACCAACAATATTGCCAACAGCGTTGAATGAGGTGTTGGTGTTGATGTTGCCATTTGCAAATATAATGCCGCCAACTCCAACATCGCCGCCAACTCCAACTCCCGAACCTGCTAGAATGTTACCGCCAGTGATGTTGCCTGTGGCTGAAACTTGTCCAGCAGTCCTAAGGTTGCCGCCAGTGATGTTACCTGTGGCGCTGATTAAACCAGTTACAAAACCACCTGTGTTGGCCCATACAGCAACGTTTGATCCGCCAATTCCAATAGTGATATTACTGTTGGCAATTGCTCTTACATTACTGGTTCCGTTGACAATGGCTGATCCACCGGACACAGTGATATTGGTCAATTGACTACCATCACCGATGATATAAGCTCCAGTAACGTTGCCTGTGGCTGAAACTTGCCCTGTGGTTCTAATGTTACCGCCAGAGACATTGCCTGTGGCACTCATTATGCCACTGGTCAATAGATTTCCACCAGTTAAGTTACCGGCAAATGTTTGAGTGGTGGCTACAAAGTTTCCAACAATGTTGCCGTCCACATAAAGATTACCAGCAACGCCAACACCGCCAGCAACTACCAGCGCACCTGAGGTAATGCTGATACTAGGCTCGGTGCTGGCAATTGTCACAGGATTGGTGTAATCACTCAATGGGCGATTTAAATCCTGAATTGTGATAGTGGCGCCTGAGTCAGATGTTGTAAACCCAAATTGATAAGTGCCTGCTTCGGCAAAAGTAATAGTACCACTGGCATAGCCCTGAATGCCGTCTGTGCCTAGCGTTACGTAAGGGCTAAGAGCCATGGTACGGCCAACAGCATCAACAATGACCTGTACTCGTATGCTGCTAAAACTACCTGAAGGCGCAAAGTTACTAAAGCCTAAGTTAATGTTGCCTGTGGTTGCAATACGCTGATAATGTCCTTGACTATAATCTAATATAATTGGGCCCGAAGTGGTTGCAATGTTCACTGAATCAGCACTAAAATTACGTATCTTAGCGCCAATCAAAGGCGCACCCAACATGTTGTTTTGTGTACTCAGAGAAGATCCATTGTCCAAGGCAGCGTTTAAAATTGATTTGGTTTGAAGCTCTGTGATTTCTTCTGCGGCATATTCAAAATTAGTTTTAGTGCCGGCGAAATTATCTCTGAATCCTTGGGTATTGTTGGGCTGGGCAGCCACAGGATATTGATCATTGATTGCTGTTGGGTTGATCTGACTGGTCATAAGTTTTCCTTTGCGATACGCATTTAGATATTTATTAGAACTGGAAACCCGCTAAATAATCCAAAGGTCCTAAACAATGCAGAAAAAAACTCGCAGCATCTTAGAAGAATTAGATGGCTTGTACGACAAAAAATATGCTCAGCGCGATCGTCGCTTGATCATTGAAAATCGTGCCAGCAACGTGATCGCTTCTGCTATTCGCTTAGTAGAACAAATAGAAGCTGAGTTTCCTGCTGACCAAGCAGAAAATCTCACAAGAAAATTGTTAAATGCAATAAGAACAAAAGATGCTGGCAAATTCAATCGCAGCGTAAGGAAAACAGATGCAAATCTTTGAAATAACTCAGCCAAAAAGAGTTAACGAAATTGTTGGTGCACTAGCCAGTGGCATTGCCAAGGCTGGATTCAACAAGTTTGTACAGAGCCAAACCGGTAGCCCTGCTTTTGATCCAGCTGGCTCTGGCGCCAATTCTAGGATGGCAGCCTTCAAGGCCAATCAAGCACTGGTAGGGCCACTGGCCACACAACTACAAGCTGCTTGGGCTCAAGCTGTGCAAGAGTTCATGAGCAGGACCAAGGATGCAGCTGGTAATCCAACTACCAATCTCAGTGCAATGAGCCCAGCCAGCTTTAACGCAATCAAACCGCAGCTGGTGACTTTGGTCAACAATTCCATTGGGCCCAACGCAGATTATGCTGGCTTGCCTAATTCAGTAGGCGATGACCCCACAGTTAAAGGGGCTGCCGATGCAGCAAAAGAAGCCATTGACAAAGGCATTGACGCTGTAATGAACGCCACAGTCAAGCCTGGCAACAACACCCCACAACTGGCTGCTGCCTGGACTGACATTGTTCGAGATGGCATTGCTCCTGCTAAACAGATTTCACAGTTTGATCCCCGTAGCAGTGGCGGCCAAACACAACAAAAAGGGCAGATAAAACTCACGCAAGACACACGTGGAAATTGGCTGGTAAATGGACAACCCTTTAATGCCAAAGATCCTGTGCATGCTCAAGCCATGCAGAGTTTACAACAGCAGGCAGGTGGCAAGCCATGAAGTTATTGAAAACTTTGTTGGAAGGTGGTAACGTATTCAAGAGCAAAGACGGTGAGCCGCTGACACAACGCATCAACCAAGCTGACGTACCTGCAACCATTGCCTGGGTTGAACAAGTCACAGGTTTAAAGTTTCCTGAAGAACGTCAACTAGGATCAACCGGGCGCAAGCCTACTTCGGGCGATCTCGACCTTGGTGTGGATGCCAACAAAATTACCAAGGATCAACTTGCTGCCACGCTCACACAGTTTGTGCAAAGTCAAGGACAAGATCCTCGCGAATATGTTCGCAAGGCAGGAGAAGTGCATTTTCGAACTCCCATTGCTGGTGATCCAGATCGTGGTTTTGTTCAAACAGATTTTATGTTCTTCCCCGACTTGGATTGGGGACAGTTCTACTACGGTGGCGCAGACAATACCGAATACAAAGGCATGAACCGTGCTGTGCTATGGTCCAGCATGGCCAAACATCATGGACTCAAAGTAGGCAGTAACGGCGTACTCAATCGAACAACCAATGAAGTGATCAGCACAAATCCTGATCAATTTGCTCAATGGGTTCTAGGGCGAGGTTACAACAGAAACAATCTCAAGAGTGTGGAAAGCATTTACGCTGCCTTGGCCAACAACCCCGACAGTGATGCTATGCTTCGAGATTTCCGCGACTATTTGGCCAAACAAGGTCTCAAAGAACCTCAAACATCTGTGCGGGAAAGCGATGCTGGATTCCTGGGACGCCTGCGGGATCGTATTGTAAATCAAGGCATGCAACCCATACTGGAAGCTGAACAGGCCAGTGTAGGTGGCCGTGCCAAGGGCATTGAACATCTTGAAGACTGGGTATTTCGAGAAGGCACAGCTGGCATTCAGCGAGCACTAGAAATTGTCAAGCATGCCACTGAATCACCTGCAAAAACCACCACTGCCAAATGGGACGGTATGCCTGCTATAATCTGGGGTCGTAAACCCTCCACAGGCGAGTTTGTGTTAACTGACGGATCAGGATTTGAAGCCAAGGGCTACGATGGCCTTGCTACTAGTCCTCAAATGATGGCACAGATTCAAAACACCAGAAAAGGCGATCGCACTGGCATTATTAACTTGTACACAAAGTTGTTCCCTGTACTAGAAGCTAGTTTACCTCCCAACTTCCGTGGCTATGTCAAAGGTGATTTGCTGTACGCAAACACACCCCCAGAAATCGCAGGCAATTATGTGTTTCAACCTAACACTATTGAGTATAAAATTCCAGCTCGAAGTAACTTAGGGCAACGCATTGGAAACAGTGATATTGGTATCGCTGTACATAGCATGTACTCGGATGCAGGAGATGCACGTCAGCCTCTCAAAGGTGTAGCATTTAACGAAGTTCCGGGCTTGATGTTAGAGCGTCCTGCGACGCCCTCGGCACTGTCTGCGGAACCTGCCAAAGTAAAACAACTCAAACAGTTGATTCGCACAGATGGTGCTGCCATCTCTACTCTGTTTAATCCTACAGAACTACGAGCACACCGGATCACTGACCTTGCCAAGTTATGTGTGGACTATATCAACACCAAGGTTGGTACTCCATTGAATCCTAATACACTATTGCCCGAGTTCGGCGAATGGTTGCAACGCAAAGTAACACCCAGTAAGTTCCGCAACATTGTAGAATACTTAGAAAGTCCTAGCTCAAATACACCTGCATTGGCAGCGGCATTTACTGCATTCTTATTGTTGCACGATTTAAAGATGGACATCTTGCGTCAAGCAGATCTAGAGCATCCCGGGCAAGAAGGCTGGGTAATGGCCACTCCTGCAGGCTATGCTAAGGCAGTAAATCGCTTTGATCCCAATGCTTTTGCTGCTCAAAAT